AATGGCACAAAATAGAATAGGTGAAGGTGGTAGAAACAATGCATTATTTCATTATGGTGTATATGCAAAACAAAAATGGCCAGAGAATTGGAAATCTAAATTAGTAGTATTTAATGAAACTGCAATGGAATCACCTTTGTCAGACACAGAAGTAAACATAATTACTAAACAACACGATAAAAAAGAATGGGGATATAAATGTAATGATCAACCAATGTGTAGTTTATGTGATAAAAAATTATGTAAGTCTAGAAAGTTTGGTATAGGACAAGAGGTAATATTTCCTAATCTTACAGATCTACAGGTTGTTAACCTGGAGGAGCCATACTATTACATGAATGTGGATGGAGATAGACTATATTTAGATTCAGCAAAACATTTAACTAATCAAAGTTTATTTCAGGAAGAATGTGTAAAACAGTTAAGAAACAATCCACCAACTTTAAAAACAAATGACTGGAAAAAACTTACAAATAATTTGTTAAAGAATGCAGAAATTACAGAACCTGCAGAGGGCACAAGCACAAAAGATTTATTAAGAAATTACTTAGAAGACTATTGTTTGAATAGAATACAAAAAGATAAAATAGATGAAATAAAAACAGGTGGTACGTTTACAGACGAGGGTTTTCATTATTTTGTATTTGATAATTTTTATAATAAATTTTTACTTAGAAATCATTGGAAGATACCATATCAAAGAACATCACAAATGCTGCGTGATAATTTAAAATGTTTTACTAAACGTGTTACTAAAGCAAAGATATCAGTCTTTGTGGTGCCACAATTTGACAAGAAAGAAGACAACTACAAAGAAAAAAGTTTTAAAAAGGAATATAATTATTAATGATACATGTAATTTTTGGACCACCTGGAACAGGTAAAACTTGGACACTTTTAGATGAAATGGAAAAACATTTACAACAAGGTGTACCGTCAGAAAAAATAGGTTTTTTTACGTTTTCAAAAAATGCAGCAAAAGAAGCATTAGATAGAGCGTATGAAAAATTTAGAATACCGGCAAAAGAATTAAAATACTTTAGAACATTACATTCATTGGGATTTACTCAACTAGAATATGATCCAAATAAAGTTTTAAAAACAAAACAATATAATGAAATAGGATCTAAGCTGGGTATTGAAATAAGATATGCAACTTGGGATGATGATAACGGTGGAATATTAAATTCTGACTCAGAATATTTACACGTTATAGAATTAGCTAGATCAAAAGGTATAACTCCAGAACAACAATATAATAAAGGAGAGCATAGAGATCCTCACATGGATTTAGAAACTTTAAAAAGATTTCATAGGGGCATCGAAGGTTATAAAAAAGATAGGCCAGGATGGAAAGACTTTACAGACATGATAAATGAATTTGTAAAATCAGATCGTTGTCCAAAATTAAAAGTTGCATTTATAGATGAAGCTCAAGATTTATCTAGAAAACA